CGCTCTTTAAGTTATCTTGCTTGTCCTATTACCTGTGGTGTATGTGTTACCCAAATATTATCTTGTTTTGAACTTCTTCCATATCCATTTGCAATTAACCATGTATCGACTTCACTTGTAATTGCAGTGTTATCATTCTTTACCCATTCCATTTTATATTTCATACCAGCACCAGATACTAAAAAATCATTCATACATGTTAGTTTTGTAATATATGTTTCACCAGCTGTGTCTTGTTGAAGATGTCTCTCTGTATCACTTGGTGCTGGATATTCACCTGTTGTACCTTGGAATTTTGAAGCTGCATATTGTTCATCTGTTGTTGCTAATGGGCCTTCTGATATTCTTGCTCTTGTTCTTTTTGCAACTGTGGCTTCTGGATTAACTTCATTACACATTGCTTTTTTGTAATCAGATGCATATCTCCAACATACACCTTTCTTAATAGAAGTAAATTCATCATCTTTAGTAACTTCTGTATCACCTATCCAAAAAGTAGTAGGTATTGAATATGCATCAAGTCCAGAGTTTCCTACCCACATACCAGCACCATAATTTGCAGTGTCATTTTCGTCCTCACCACTTAATGCTGGAATAACACCCATGGGTTTTCCATCTGAATTTTGTGAACCTGTAACATTAAGTTGTTCTGGTAATTCTTCTACTTTGTTATAGTTTCTTTGTGAATCTACAAAAAACTTACCATCATATGCACTGTTATCTTTAAACTTACCATCACGAACTATTGAACCTTCGTAATGTGTTTTCCATAATGCTCTAAAATCTGCATCTGAACATGGAGTTACATGTCCTTCATTGGAAGTAAATGTTGCCATTGATTTTAATTCATATGAATTGTCTTCTACCCATGAAGGTATAGTTTGTCCTATTGCATCTGTAGCCATAATCTATCCCCTTGTTACTTTTTTAACTCTTTCGATTTGTTGGTTGATAATTGCCTTTCTATTAGGCCAGTAAATATATTCTTTGTCCTCATTTTCCATGAGTTTGTGCAAAAGTGGTAAGATAAGTTCTTCTGCATCTGCAAGTTGTGATTTCAATTTTGATACTGCAACATCTGTAGAACTTCCTACATTTGTTTTTGCTTCTTCCAATTCATCTAGTGCATTAGATACTAATTTGTTGAGAACATCAACTTTTGCATCTAAATTTTCTATCTGTTCAGAATTAACTGCTCCTTTAGATGACTCTGCAACTTTCTTAAGGTCTTCTGCAATCTTCTCATTAAGAGCTGCACTTTCCCCTGTTTTAGTTGTAAGTTCATCTTGGTCTACAGCAGTGAAACCAAAATCGAAATTATCTGCCATTACTTCTTACCTTTACTTCTTTTTATTTTTTCTCTTGCATCAATAACTGGTTCGACAGTTTCATTACCTTCTGTTTTACCACCATCAAGAGTAGATTCAACTTCTTGTTGTTGTGCAAGTTGTTGTCTAATCTGTGCTTGAGTTTGACTTTCTGCAATTAGTATTTCTCTTAATCTTCCGATTGTTGAAAACTCTTCTGCTTTAAAAGTTCCTCTACTCGCTGCAGTATCAATAACTGCAATCATTTGTGCAAGTTCTTTTAGACCTAAAATCTGTGTTTGCATCAAATCAACTTTTTCTACTTGTTCCATAATATCTCCATACTATATTTTATTCCAATTAATCTAAAGGATTACTTGGAAACCTTTTGATTGTTACTGGGACATCACCTGTCTGAGTATCAATCTGTTTAATTACTGGTTCTTCTATGTTCCAATCACATGTAATGTTTGTGCCTGGCACGAACCATTTACTTAAGTCCCTATTGTAAATCATTTCATGAACGAGTCCACTCATAGGGTCTATAATCTTTAACAATCCCATCACTGGGTCATAATGACGAACCTCTGCAATTCTACTTACACCATTATCAGTGTAGGTAATTGCTCTGTCTTCATCGGTTAATCCCAGTCTGTTAATTGCCTTTTCCATAGTAGTATTTATATCAATACTTACTTAGGAGTTAAGTCAAATCCAGCATCTTCACAAATTTCTTTGGTAATAGATTTGAAAGGCATAGTCTTATCTTTAATTGCAAGTAAGAACTCTGCTTCAGATTTCTCAAGTGACCTTAAAGTGTTTAGGAATATTTCTTCCTGTTTTGCAACTTTGCTTGTACTGTTTGCAAGACCACCTTTTACCCAATATTGCATTCTTTTGAATACACGAATAAATCTCTCTGGAGCCATATCCATTGCACCCTCTGGTGTGTCTGGGTCTCCAATTTGAGTTCCTTCTGGTATACCTTCTGGTAAAGTAAACTGAACTCTGTCATCAAATGCAGCTTTAAGTGCATATTTGACATCGTTTCTACTAGTAAACTGTTTTAAAATATCAATTTTAGATTGTTTACCTTTTGTTTCTTCAACTAATCCTAGTATCTCTACAATACTTGGATTTCTTGGAAGGTCTTTAACAGTTCTAACTTTAGTATCAGGCCCATCAAGAACTTTCTTTTGAGTTTTCCCAAGAGGTTTTTCATATTTGGACATGACATCAGCTGCATCATCTACTGCTGATGGTGGTGATGCTTGTTTTGTTAAAACTGCATCTGCTTTCTCTAAAGCAACTTCTTGTTCTTTTTCTTGAACAATTTTCTCTAGAGTTTTTTTGTTTAACGACCCTTTAGGTCTTCCTCGTTTTGCCATAATTAAAAGTCTCCAATACTTTCTTGTAAATCCATCAATCTGTTATTGATAAAGTATGTTAATAATCCACCTCTTGGTGCAACTACAACATTATCAAACTCTTGAAGAATTTGTTTTTTGTACTTACTAGGTATATAGGACAAATCTATAAGACTCCTATTCCTTTCTAAGTTCCTATCTATCTCACTGTCATTCATGACAAGAGGGTCTTTGATAGTGTCTCTTTTCTTCTTAGACAAAGGTCTCTGTCTCGACCCAGACACAAATACATCATCTTGAGATAAACAGTTAGGAACACCATCCCCAGTATCACCACTAATTATGTGGTCATTGAGATACTCCAAAGCTTGTTCCTGTGTTAGTTTAATATCTTTCTTTGTGATAGGTGAGAACTGTCTAACCTTACTGTATCTCTGTAATTGTTGAAAGTCTTTATCTCCACTGATAATCATAATGTTTTCAGTGTCACCATACTTTTCACAAAGTGTCCCTATTATATCATCTGCTTCACATTTTGATATGTAGATATATTTATAAGGAAAATTATACTTTAATTCTTCTCTGATTACAGATATACAATCGAATATTTGATTCCAATCTTTGGTATCTTTATCTCTAGTTTTTTTACGATTTGCTTTGTAGTGTGGGAATACATCTTTTCTCCAAACATTGTAAGAATCGTCTGCAAGGACTAACTCTCCATATTTGTTTTTGTATTTCTTACGATACATTGCAAGTGATTTAAGTGCAATGTGTCTTACTAGGTCTTCACTGATAGGTTCTTGTCCACCTCTGGTTGATGCCATTAGTGATGCAATTAGAACCTGTGTTAGGTCTACTATAATCATTCAGTTCTTAATAATATAATGTGTTCGTTTATTCTTCCAGTTGGTTTAGATGATTTTGTGTTTATTTCATCTAATACTTTACTTAATACTATTTTACCACCTTCTTCGATTCTGTCAAGGAAATGTTTTGTCCTGTTTCCAATCTTTTTAGTTGCACTGTATTTTCCAAAGTTTTGAATAGTTGTTCCTTTCACTCCAAGACCAGCTCTATCTTCTGATTCATATTTGGTAATCTCTTTGGTTTTGGTATTGAATGTCCATAGTTGTCCAGACCCTACAATTAATTCTGGATTAATTGATGTAAGATGATACTCTGTATCAGTTATCTTGTAGTTTAACTTTTTAGTTTGTTCTTGTGCAGAGTAAACTTTTTTTCTCCTAGTTTTTTTCTGACCCATTTTACCTTTTGCATACTTATCACATTCTTCTCTGATACCACAAACATATTTGTATGCATCCTTTAGTCCTTTTTTAGATAAGAATGAGTATGCTTCTTTTAGTTGTGGACATTTACCTTCAACTGCCTCTTCTAATTCTTTTTCTAGGTTATGGAAATTGTCTCCAACTTTTACTGCAACTGGGCCTGATACTTGTTCATCTGTTAGATATGCAAAGACATCGAATTTATTTTTAGGGTCATCAAAATATAAATCTAATTGATATTCTATCTCACCAGCATATTCGTTTGCTTTGTTTAGGATTCTTTCTTGAATAGAGATAACTGGTTTCTTTTTCTTCTCTTCGTCTTTGATTGCTTTGAGAGAATCTATGTCTTTGATACATTTATCAACATGTTTTTCTATGAATGCAGTTGTAGATGGATTTAGTAAATCCCCTTCGAACATACAAGGAACTGACCTAGTTTGCATTCTTGCAAGGGCAGCTGCAGTTCTAGGGACATACTTAAGTCTCTTAACTCCTTTGATATATTTGTCTTCATAGTCCCTATCAGACATCCATGTTGATAACCATTCACCACATGATTTATTATCACTCATGTAGTTGTACCAATTCATGCATCTTCCTTTGTCTCTTTCGTCTTCTGCATGAGGTTCTACACCATAATAGATTTCATCAAGAGATTTTTGTTTTCTCTTACTCATGTTAATTACTTATAAAAAACAAATTTTTAAGTGTTATCTCCCTCAGTATAAGTAGTTCTCTGTTTATCAAACTGACCTTTACCTGTAAGTGGTGGTTTCTGAAAAGGAAACCCATCTTCTCTTTTCTCAGGCAAGTTATCTATGTGATTTTTAATTCTTTTTCTTTTCTTCTCTTCTGCAATTATAATTGTAGTTCCAATTGCAAAAAGTCCAGAAGCAAGAAGTAAAAGAATTTTTAGTACTATTTCCCAATCCATTCTATATCCTCTTTTGGTATTACTTGATATGCACCTTTGTTGTACGCTGGTGCAACTGTAAACTTTTTAGACTCTTCTAACTTCCAACTGTTATCTACATTCTTTGTTGGTCTTGCATTGACACCTAAAGAAGGATACTTCTTCCTATGGTCTTCTGATGCTCTTATCCTGTCTAATTCAGATTGACTTGGTTTTAACTTTTTGTATGACACTGTATGACACTTTTTCTTTGTAGAAAGACTCTTGGTCTTTCTTTTACGACCTGTCATGTCATACCTTAAACTGTTTCCTAAATTTATTGTACCCATAATGTAATCAAGTTCCTTAGTAAGAAAAACAATCCTACTGCATTTAACATAATCAATGCTCTATCTTTCCATGCAATAGAGACACCTACCCAACCAGTGATACCAATGATTGATAAAATCAAATCTACACTTTGTAATTCTGGAATCCCACGAATTGACATTGCACCTAATATAAATGCAGAAGATATCCACTTAAGATACCAATCCCATGTGTACTTTGGTGTTGCAGATTTAAATATCCTAGTAGAGTTTTTTAACTCTTCTTGAGTAAACTTACTAGACTGTTTCTTTGCTTTTTCTTTGAGACTCAGCAATCTGTTTTTTAAGTTCTTTTTCAAAATCTTTCCACTCCTTAAGTGTTTTGAATTCACTTTGGTATTTACCATATATTTTTAATCTTTGTTGTTGTTGAGGTTGACTCATCTTCCTTGTCCTCTATATTTTTTATAAGACCTTTTCTTATGTTTATTCATGTGAGAAGTAGAAATTTTAGTTCTACGACTCCTACCACCTGTACCCTGTGATGTACATTTCTTTACACTTACATGTGTAGTTGTAAATCCTCTAGTCTTTACTGCCATTATACTCCTGTTCTATCTCTCCAGAAAAAAGTGAAGTGACAACGATGATGGGGAAGGAGAGAGTAAACCCAATCATCAGCACCTTTAGGGATTTTAAGGGAGAATCAGACTCCCACCCAATATACAACTGCCATGAGTTGTCACTTCGAAACTATTATACTTTAAAGGTTTTTGCAAACTCTTCGTAAGACTCTGCCTTACTGTCATAGATTGCTTGAACCTCTTCAAAACATGGATGTGAATCATCACACTTATAACCCATGTCATTGATTTCTTTGATTCTAGTATCTTTCCAAGATTGTTTTGTTTCTGTCATAATTGTATTCTACTATAAGTTGTACCCATCTGTCAATATCCAATTCCTTCTGTGATTTTTTCATGGAGACCAAACTCAAGTTTCTTTGCCTCTCGTTCACTAGGATATCGACCCTCTAAAAATTGTTTACAATGTACCATTTCATGTGCAAGAGTTTGATACATATCATCGTCCTCTTTGGTTAGTTCTATGGTGACAGATTCTTTATCACCATAACAATAACCTATTGCATAAT